CGTCAGGATCGTGCGGATCGACTGAGTGATATGGGCGGCGCCGGAAAGCGGCTTGCCGGTCAGGCGGTCCATGCCACTCATTTCGCCTTCACCGTGGTTGCGTTGGTGCTGTCGGCGAGCTTGACGAACTTGCTGGCGCCGGCGCCCAGAGTGGCGTTGCCGGAGACATCGAGGTCCGCGCCCAGGGTGGCCTTGCCCGACAAGTCGAGCTTTCCGGTCAGCTTGGTGTCGCCGGTCAAGTCCATATCACCGGTGATTTTGACATCGGCCTCGATTTCCAGACCGGCCGGTGCAACCAGCTTAATGCTGCCCGGCAGGGTGATGACAAAGGCATTGCCTTGATAGTCATAATCGAAGGTGGCCCCATCCGGCATTTTCAGGAAGGCACGGGAGCCGGTAGCCGGCACGGGGAAAGTATCGGTGCGCAGGCCGCGCAGGATAACGCCCGACTCGATATCGGCTTCCATGCACAGAACGATGACCTGTTCGCCGACAGACGGCGGGCACCAGGTCGATATTGCGCCGGCGGCCTCGCACCACGGCAAAGGCGGGGAAATCACTTCCCCCACCTTTACCGTGGCCTCGCCGCTCGCCAGATCGACCGTTTCAATCACGCCTTTACGGATGATGTCGCCGATCAACAGGCCGATATCGTCATTGGTTTTCGACATTCCCCCACGATCAGCGCGCGGGCGAATGAAGGCCAGAGAAGGGGCTTGTAATGCCGCGCAATACAAGCGACCTAGTTAGGCGTTGCCGGCTTCCGACTCGACCGACGCCGGTTCGGCTTCAGGTTCAGCTTCCGGTTCTGGCGGATTGGTGATTGCGCCGCTTTCGATCTTGTGGGTGACGCCGTTCGCCACTTCCTGAACGCGCGCCGCTGTGGCCTTTTTGTCGTAATGGCCCTTGTCGGTTAGGCAGGCATTGACATCACGGGTGTGCGTAACCCCGTTGTGTTCAAAGGTGACCGAGACAGAGCGAGTCGCGGAATTGAAAGTGCCGATAGTGGTTTTCATGTTTTCTCCTGATGGTTAAGCGGGACCGATAGCGATCCAAAGAATGTCGATGACCGCGCCGGCGGTCGTGTTCCTGACAACGGCTTGAGAAACGGTCGGGGTGCCTTCGATGCCGGCGCCAGAGGCGGCGTTTTGCACGGCGGCAGAGGTACGGCGGAAGGGGATGACGAATGGTGGCGCTGAGAAGTGATCGGGGAAGTTGATGGTCGCGAATCCGTTCGCGGCAACCGTGTTGGCAATGCCCATCTGTACCAGCAAGGTGCCGAGATAGAATTTGTTGGGGCCAAACGCCCCCGTCCATGAGACCGCCATAGCCGCCGCCAAATCGGCCATGATGTTAGCTTTTTGCACAAGCGCGGAAAGGTGCTGGCCATCGAGCAGATCGGCATCAAGGCCGGAACCGGAACCATCGACGCTTAACATCCGCGTCTTCACATCGGTTGTGGTGTAGCTCGATGCGGGCAGGTAGTAAGCGCCGTGCTGGCCGTCGAGCAGATCGGCGTCAACGCCGGACCCGGAGCCGTCATAGTTTCGGAATTGGGCAATCATGGTCGGTTCCATGACGAAATTGCCTTGGTCGGCTGCGTCAACGGTCGCTTTCAGGCGAGCCTCGGCCGACCAGCCGATCTTGACGGAATTCGCGGTCTGATTAATCCCCGTGCCTTGCTGGATCGGTGTAAAGCCCAGACGCCCGGTGATATCAGCGTAATAACTGCCATGCTGGCCATCGAGCAGATCGGCGTCCAGCGTCGAGCCGGAGCCGTCCTGTGTCAGCATCTTGGCCTTCACATCAGCGGCCGTGTAACTGGATGCGGCGAGGTAGTAGCTGCCCTGCTGGCCATCGAGAAGATCGGCGTCAAGCCCTGATCGAGCGCCGTCATTACTGGTGTGCCAGACGATGCTGCCGCCCGCCGCCATCTCGCCGGTGACATTGAAATTGCCATAACCATCAAACCAGCCAACCCGAGCGGCCCCGATATAGATGTTCAGGCGATTGTTGACGCGATCATAGAGCAGATAATCGCCGGCATCGAATTGCAAATATGGGTTACTACCCGAAAGATGCATGAAGAAATTGGCGTCCCGGCGGATTGGGCCGGCGAAGGTGTCGCCCGCGAGATTGGCCGGCGTATAGCCAAGCCGCGCCTCGATATCTGCATAATAGGCACCATGCTGGCCATCGAGCAGATCGGCGTCAATTGCGGAGCCTGCGCCATCAACCGTGAGGAGCTTGGTTCTGATATCGGCGGCGGTGTAGACCGTTACATTAACAGGCGTGAAGCCCAGACGCCCGACGATATCGGTGTAGTAGCTGCCGTGCTGGCCATCGAGCATATCGGCATCAAGCGTGGAGCCGGCGCCGTCCTGGCTGAGCATCTTCGCCTTGACATCAGCGGCCGTGTAGCTGGCCACCGGCAGGTAATAGCTACCGTGCTGGCCATCGAGCAGATCGGCGTCAAGACCCGATCCTGAGCCATCGTTCGACGCCTTCCACACGTCGCTGAAATTACCCGCCATATAGGCCGCCAGTGCGAAGGCGAGGGTCTTGGGCGTGATGGCCTTGTTTGGCACCGCGCCGGCGGACGCCTCGGCATTGGTGGCCAGGGACAGGACGCCCATGACGGTTTCTGTTGCCGGTGGATTTTGAAAATCGGTCGAGCCGAATTCGATGGTAGCGGCGGCGATGTCGGCAAGCTTTATATCGGCGGATAGCAGTATCAGCGAGGCCGATGTCTTTTCGGAAATGACCGCCGCCTGACCATAGAGACCGAACAGGGTGCCGTCATTGAGGTAGAGGCCGAACGAACGCAGGGAATACACATCCGTGCTTTCGTCGCGCAAGGTGACGTGGATCGTATCGTCCGCCACGCCGGAACCGCCGAACGTGGCCAGACGCTTGATTTCACCGGCAAGCGCCGTCATGCCGGCGTTCGCCACAACGGCGGTCGCGGAAACGCCGATTTGCGTTACGGTCACCGCGCCGGTGCCGGTATTGGCGGCATTGATCAGTGCGGCGCGACCGGCATCGGTGATGACGAAGATTAGGGGATCACTCATTGCGGGGCGGCCTCCTTCTCCCTGACCTGATCCTGCAAGGTGATGAACTTGGCGCGGATACCGCCGGCAACGTCATAGACATCGGTCAGGCTGGCCTGGCATTGCGCCCCGGTCATTTCGCCCGCGTCAGTGCGTTGCGGCTTTGGCAGTTGCGCCGGCGGCGTCAGCAGGTCGGGCGAGACCTTCGCCGGCTGCATTGCCGTTAGCGATATCTGCGGCCTGGTCGAGGAGCCGCACCCCGTCAGCATCGACGCAGACAGTGCGATACACAGGGCGAGTGAGGATTTCCTGAGAGGCATTACGGTTTTCCCTTACGGCGGATTGGCGCGCGGCTTCGGTCTGGGCGGCTTGGCCCGCGAGTTGATCGATCTTGGATTGAAGGGCAGCGGCGGCCCTATCCGCCATCGTCAGCGCGGACAGGGTCTCGCGTGCGATGGCGAGACGTTCCTGCGCCTGGCCGGCTTTTTTGCCGTTCATGTGGCCAAGATTGTAGGACGACACGATGCAGGTAGCGGTTACCGCTAAAAGCGTGAGCCGGGGGACCAGCAAAGATGTTTTCTTTTCGCTCATGGCCACACCGACAGGATGCGGTTGGCGAAAGCGCGGCATTTATCGAGGTCCATCTTGGCGCGGCCGTTGATGCCAGCGCGCACCTCGGCCGCATCGTTCTTATCGGCCGAAATCGACAACATGCGCGCATTCCAGAAGGCGACGGCGGCGAGGGCCGCCGGCCCGGCTGTTGCAGCAATTCCGGCTTGGACAGAAAGTCGATTCCGGTTTCGAGCTTCAGTTCGGCATAGTTGTCGCGGCCGGTGTGGTGCGGGTAGCCTCGGCCGCGATATCGCCAGCCGTCGCCGGACGCTTCATTGCCGTTGCCGTTGACGCCGGCATAGACCCGGTTGGCGATGGCGACAGGGCCGGCCTTGATCAGGGTGGCGGCATCCTGAAGGCCGTGAACATTGCTGTAAACGCCGTCGAGGCGATCGGGCGTACTGTAGGACAGACTTTCGACTAGGCGCGTCAGGCGCAGGGTTTCGTGCAGAATGTTGCCGAGGAAATGCGCCACGCGATAACGGCCGATGATGCCGCCATTACGCATTGCCGGGGCGAGCGCCTGGGCGTGAACCAGCAGGGCGGGGCTTTGGGTTTGTGACAGGGCGAAGGCAAGTAGGGCATGGAGCGACAAGGCCATGAAATCGCCGTCGAGCGCGCCAGGCGCATAGCCGCGCGATTTTAGATTGGCCTGCAAAGCCTTTACGGAGGCGTCGAACATCAGGGGTTCTTTCGGTAGCGGGAGTGGACTTCCTGCCGGGCGTGGCTGGCCGCGCGGTACAGGGCAAAGGCGAGAAAGAGGGCGGACAGAGCGCCCAGGGCGATGACGATGGTCATCATTTCGGCTCCTCCATTTCGAGCCTGCGCCGGACGATGACTTGCAGGCCATTCAGCAGGAAGCCGAAGCCGAGGATTCCGAGGATCATGGACATGCCGACAGAGGCGACGGCGGGCAGCTTCCAGTAGATCGTGGTGCAGACGGCAATGGTGGCGAAGGCCGGCAGGGCGGAGATGTCGGAAATGACCAGCCAGCGGCGCTTACGCTGCCAATGGCCCAGCGCGGCCGGATCATCGGGCGGGCTTTCAGATACGGCGAACAGCATGTAGGTCAGGCGAGCCGCGACTGCGCAGGCGCCTGCGAACAAACTGGCAAGCCACAGAATTGCAATTTCGAGCTGGGTCATGAGGCCACGTTCCCCGTAGGGGCGGGCGAAGGC